CCGAAGAAACCATCAGCAAGCATTTTCTTATAAGATTGAATAAAGGGCTTACGCAGACCAGGGTAACGGCGCTGGATCAGTTTTTCGATCCGAGCATCTTCTACAACATTCAGAAAAGACTGAAATCCATTACCACCTTCTTTAGCGGCGGTCATCCACTCTTCACCATCAGTATAGAGAGCATGGGCAACTTCGTGGCCGACCAAGTGATCATAAGTATAATTCTGCATATCATCCCAAAGTGGGAGCGTCAGAATACGATCTTTTACGTTGAATGATGCGGTCTGGGTATTCTGATGTACTACTGTAATATTCTCAGTAGCAAGCAGACGAGCCAGAACTTCTTTAGATTGAATATTTACCATTTGCGAATCACCTCTCTCAATACCTTATGACTCTATCAGGATATGCTGATATTGTCAAGCACTTTTTTTGATCGTTGAATATGAACGGCTATCACCATTCAATTTTGTTTTCAGAGAATGACAATTTTTACAGATTGTTTGAATATTATCAGGAGTATTATTGTAATGATCACCATCAATGTGATCTAAGTCTAATTGACACATATCAACAATCTGGGCTGAACATTCACCAAAGCCCAATTGACCATCTTGATTTTCGCAATACTTTTTTTTGATAGGTGTCACACCCTCAGCATATGTGTTTCGGCCTCCTACTGCTTGGTGACAACGACCGCAGTATGGGCGCCAGATTGGGAGACCTGTCGATGTTTTACCCGAACAATGAACTGGTTTTTCACAGCCCTCATTGACACAAGTTGGGCGGCGATCATACGCTTCTGTAACTGAACACATGGTATTCTCCTCTTTTTGCGAATCACTATATGACTGTTATAGCAAAAAGAGGAGAGTTTGTCAACCATTAAAATTGGTTTCTAGGCGCATACCATAATTATTTACGCCAGATTTGACTTTGAGACCCTTCTTATATTGAAGTTTATTCTTCTTGAACGGTCCATAGTCAACCCAGTGATGCCATCTACCATATCGCCATACGACTCTTGCTACATCTGGGTGCATATCAGCCAGCATCTGCGATTTATTGATCGTGCCGTCTGTATTATAGCCTTCTTTATTGATTTTTTCTGAATGTTCTGCGTGATAAAATTCTTCTGTATTGCCACCCTTTACTGTTTGGGTAGCCGCTTTGCCTTGCATAAATGCGTTGAATTGAACACAAACATCACCGTCTTTTAGAACTCTTAGACAAATATCTGTATCTTCGTTGTAACGACCACGCCAGCGATGCTTACAGTCATTACGAATCAGCAATGTTGAATAAATGCGTGTGTTAGCAACAAATGGAGGATACTTCTGGTCTGGAGCGATGAAGAAACGATACTGTGGTCCAGAAATATAGACATTATCATATCTATCGACAAAATCTTCCATCACACGAAAGCCTACACCAGATTCAAAGCGAATACGCATATTTTCATGTAGACGATAGAAATCGCTGATATTGTCATCTAGTACCCAGTGACTTGTAGCACCAATGCTAATAGAATGATCCCAAGCCCAGTTTCTTGCACGTCCCGGGCCATCGCCATGATTTGAGAATGGAGCGACCAGAAGTGTCACCATATCACGAATGCCAAAGTTATCCAATGCTTGATCATAATTCTCATAATCCTGAGGCTCAATCACAATATTGTGAGGGATACGCATCCGTGCGAGAGAGCGAGAGGTGTGCATAGATTCGTGCCTACCCTTCGATACAATATACATTGGATACTTTGGCAATGTATGCTCATCATCTTGTACCCAACGTAGAAGACGATTAGCCGTGATATCAAGTTTTGGATGCCAGATTGCTTTAGATTTATTAGTCAGTTCTTGACCAATACGCTTTGCAAACTCTTTATAATCTGCTTCATTACGAAACTTCATATGAACAGTACGAAATGGTGGATTATTCTCTTGTGTGAACTCGGGCATATCTACCCAATGTTCATGCCACTTCGCATTGACATCCACAACTGATTCTTCAACTTCAACATCCAGCACCGTAGTAGATTTAGACTTTTTACGAGGCATAAGGTACTTCTTGTCAACTGTGATATTCGTGGGCTGATCTTCTTGGAAGAGAGCCGTTGAAGGATCAGCAAGTGGAAAAAATGTATCCTTAGTCTTGTAGTCTACTACTTGACCAATCTTAGAACAAAAGTCTGCCATATCATTGACATTACGAAAGTGGACATAGACAACTTTATATACATCTGCATACTTGTCTTGTATACTGGCTTTCGTTCTATCGTGGAGAGCCTGATTAATCTCTTCGCCCACGAATTTGTCAAGTGTGGTCTTATACGAGTCTTCGATACGATTTGATGTATCAAGGTAGTTATCGTATGAGGCACTTTCTTCTACTACTGGTGCTGGTGTGTTTGTCATTTTAGTCCCATTTTTGCCCTGATCGCTGTGGCTGAAATATTTTCGACTTTTTCATCAAAATGCTCTTGTTCAATAGCATAGCCTACTTTGCGACCGTAAGTAATGTTTACGATATTAGGTACAAGCATAATAACATATTCTTTACCGTGTGTAAAGCCATTTTCTGCTAATCCCTTAATAATATTTCGCTTCACTGTCTCAAAGTCAAAAGGATTGCTGTCATCCCAGCCCTGTACGTCACGGACTTGAATAGCAACTTGACCAGTCTTTGCCAGACAACGCTCAAACAATGCTGTGTGACCATCGTGCCATGGCTGCCAACGGCCAAGCATCTGTACTGTCTCTTTACGCCATGAGAATGGCTGTAGATCGGCAACAATAGCATCTGATTGTGCGTCTGATTCCATCTCTGTAAAGTGATAGTCAACTGACACTACACCACCATCATTGATAGGCACTTCAAACATTTTGTTGGTGTCTTCATAACGACCATCCTCAATTGTATCCAACCAGATAGTAACATCGGCAGTTACGATATGGCGGTACTCTTGCTTAGGACATACAAAATCCAGAATAGCCCACTGCTTATCTGATTCAGCACCGAGAACTCGCATACGCTCTGCTTGACGTAAACGACCCTCTTCACTGAAATCCCAGTCATCAAACCGTTTACGGACTTCATCAGCATTGAAGTGATCAGCATCACCAAGTTTTTGTCGAATTTTGTTTGCTAGTGTGCTTTTACCTGACCCAGGTAGACCCATCACTAGAATAGTTTTAGCCATTATCTGTTTCTCCTCGTAGTTTATTTTCGGCTGTGTCAATTTCCTCTAAACGGCTCTTCATATATGCGATAGCCGTGTGAATATGACCAGTATCGTGTGGCTGTAATTTACTCTCTGCTACTTTAACTTCGTTGCTGAGAATTGCTCTCAAATCGTCTATGTAACTCATAATTAATTCCTTTCAAATCCAACGCTCTCACGCTTGATATCATTGTGATTAAATTCTGCCCAATACAGTTCAAAGGCTACTGCATCTTCAAGGCATTCAAACTGATGAAGTACACCCGGTTTTACCTTAGTAAACTCACCCGGGCCAATAATTGTTTCATCAACCAAGTCATAGTCACTTTGCCATACACGAATCAGAAGTTTGCCTGACTCGACAAAAAAACCATTCCACTTAAACTCATGTAGATGCTTAGAACAAACACCACCTGCTTTAGTCTCAATTCTATGAAACTCAAGAACACCATTTGCTTCAACAAGTTCTGTCTGTCCCCAAATTTTACCCGCTTTCATTATGCTACTCTTCCCATATTTTTCTGTCTCAATTTATCAAGTTTTTTCTTTTTGCTAATTGCTTGCTCTAAGTGAAATCTATTTGCTTTCTTAGTATATAGGATTCCATCTAAAAGGTCCACCTGATGTTGAAATATTTTGCTGGTCAGACCACCAAACCTTATTGTATCAGTTACATTATTTTCAGTTGTATATCTTGCTCTTATCGTTGAGTATCTTTTCATCTTAACATAAAGGCCCGGGAATGTCAAGCATTGTTCTTCCTCTATTTCAAGATCATTATCTGACCAAGCAACAATTTTTGGATTGAACACTCCAGCGACACTATCAGGATCATTCCAATTGCCCATCACAAACACCCGCAAAGGAATACCACACTGAGGTGCAGACAAACTTGTGCCTCGGTTATGAATCATAGTATCTTTTAAATCTTGAAACAGTTCAATAGGGTCCGATACATTGAAGTCGAAAGGCGAACTGGCCATTTCTTTGATGCTGTTCTTCTCAATTAGTTTAAAAATACTCATTCTGTTCTCCCATGAAACTTAGTTTCTAACACTGGCTCTGAAACAAATTTATACCAGCAACAATTATCTTTACCAACACCAGTACTTCCTTCAATCCACTTAACTCTGCCAATACTAATAATATCAGAGCAATGTTTCATATATGGTGCTGATTGCTTTGTGTGCATCCAGTCAGAATCAAATAGTAGCCATGTTGTCATCTTCTCGTTGAATACAAAATGCTCAATGAATGGATGTAATATCTTTCTGTCCCATGGTGGATTTGTAATTACACAGCCAGATTCAAATAACTCTTCGTAGCCAACATCTCTAAAATCATCTTGTAATATACCTTTACTCTGTGGTTCAATGTCACTAGCCCACATGCAGATAGCATCAGTCTCTTCTTCAAGAATGTGAATTAGACGACCATCACCAGCACACGGTTCAGCAAATCTAACTGCTTCGGGTAGATGAGGTAGTAATGGTAATACTGCCGCTAATGGTGTAGGATAGAAATCTCTTTCTACTCTTTGAAATGCGCTTCTTTTACCCATACTTCTCTAACCATTGTAAATTGTAAATCACTTCTAGTTTTTCCATGATACTCTCTAATTTTTCTGAGAGCCTCATCTTCATCTTTACCTCTCGACCAGACTTCATAGCCACCTCTCATAAAATCAAACTCAAGTTGATCAGGAGGGTCTATCTCTATTCTGATAAGAAAGAATCTCATGCGGCAATTCGACTAAAGTTCTTCACCTTTTCAAATCTAATTTGACTGCGGAACTTTTCTGATAAAATGTCACCTTTATGTGAGATAACAAATACATTGGTCTCTCCACCCAACTGATGGATTAGTTTAAGAAACTCATCACAACCAGCAGTATCAAGTGAAGCATCAAAGACTTCATCCAAGATAAGTAGGTTAGTGTTAGTACTGTTTTTGAGTTTAGCCACTGCTCTCCAAGTAAATAATAATGCAAGATCAATTCGCATTTTTTCACCTTCTGAGAACGAGGCATATGAAAACTCATCTCTATGTCGGCTCTTAATGATTTCATTGAATTCCTCATCTAGTTCAAATGCAACAAAGAAGTCGAGTGCGGCCAAATATTTGTTAATTAATTTATTCATAATTGGCACATACTGTTTAATGATTTTGGTTTTAATACCACCATCTTTTAGCATGTCTGCCGCAACACCAAACAATTCTCTTGAATTAATTAGTTCTTCTTTGCGCCCAGTAAGTTGCTCATTTTCTGCTTTTAGAGCGTCAAGTGTATCTTTTGCATCTGTGTCATCTGCGCCAGCCTCTTGTATTTTCTGTATCTCATTCGCATTCTTCTTGATAGATTTTTCTAATGACTTAATTGCTGATAGATTTGAAGAAATATTAGTTTGAAATAAGGTTATCTGAGACTGTACAGTTTGTATTTCATTAAGTCTTGCCTGCAATAAATTATACTCATTCTCTAATTCTGATATTCCACCTTTGACTTTAGATATAATACCCTGCGTGTCACCAATAACCTTACGTTTGATTGTATTCTCAATCTCTTGCTGGCAGGTAGGGCATTCATCATGGTTGTCAAAGAAATCAATTCTTTTGTGGGCTTTGTCATGCTTACTTTTCAACTTACTGATCAGATCAAACACCTTGCCACTTTTTAGTGTGATACTCTGAGAATCTTTTACACTATCAAGCAACATTTGAGTCTTAGTTGTCATACAAGCATTATTGGAAGTAAGTGTAGTAATCTCTTCGTTTGATTCATTGATCATACCAGTAAAAGTAGCGATGGTGTCATCACTCTGGGCTTTGAGTTTTTTAATATAATCTTTTTGTGTGCCAATCTTACTTTCGGTTAACTGCATCTGATACTCAATATCACGAATATCTTCTTTATTCTCTGCAATACGATCTTTGAGAAGTTTGCCCATAGATGAAAAGATACTGATATCTAGAAGGTCTTCGATAACATCTCTACGATTAGCGGCAGTCAACTGCATGAATGGCACAAACGTAGACGCACCCAATACCACAATCTGTGTAAAAGATTTGTAGTTTAGTTTAAGAATGGTCTCTTCAAGTTGCTTCTGATAATCTCTTGCTGACCCTGGTTGATTAAGAAGATTGCCATTTTGAATAATCTCAAAGATACCAGGCTTGATGCCTCGTCTTACAAGATATTCTTGCTTGCCAATACTAAACTCAATTTCACAAAGCAAATCACGCTGATTGATAGTATTCATCAATTGTGGCTTAGAGATTTTACGAAATGGTTTGTTGAACAAGACAAAACACAATGCATCCAGAATTGTAGACTTGCCAGCGCCATTCTCACCCACAATGAGTGTGTTTGGTGATCTGTTAAGTTGGATTTCTGTATTTACATTGCCAGTCGATAGAAAGTTCTTATATCTAATCGTCTTGAAATAAATCATGCTATACTTCGCCAGTCCTTACATTGATATCAAGTGAAATGATGCAAGTATTCATCATATTACACTTCCATATATAGTGCCTCATTATAGAGGGTTCGCATCAAATTGTCAAGTCTTTTCTTTGGCACATTTGTCTCCATATTGTCAATATATTTTGATAGTATGGTGATAGTATCTTCTGCTTCGTTGACAATATCTTCATCATCTTCAAGATTCAAATTAAGATGGTCATCAACAATCTGGATGTTGACCGGATTTGCTTGATACAATTTATCCATAAACTGATCAAACCAATATGGGTTTTCTTTGTTCTGAGTTACGACTTTGACATATGTGCCTTCAAAGCCAGAGAAATCTTTATCTAGAATGTCTTTGGCTTCTTTATCAGCATCATCATAAAATACCTTATTGAACATACGATAGGGATTACGAACCTTTGTCAATTCTCTTGTATCTGTATCAAAGACATGAAAACCCTTCGGATCTTGATAATCACTCCATGTCAATTCGTATGGGGTGCCTAGATATGTGATGTTATTTGTTACTGATCCAGTGTGAAAGTGACCAGATGCTACAAGATCAAATTTTGAAAATTGCTCTTTAGACATGCCATGCTCGTTATGTTGGCCACGCATCATTAGACAGCCAGCAATCTCTAGATGGCCAAATAGCACCTGCGCTGGTGTCTTGTCCATATGATCAATCGCTTGAGCATAATTAGCGTTATTGATCCACGGCATTAAACATATATCAGTACCATCAAACTGAACCGTCTCCGGCTCCCAGTATGACTTCACTTTATGCTCTGAGAATATCTCACGCATTGAATTTATGTCATTTGTATTCTTGTATGGTACATCGTGATTGCCGATGATTACATGAAGATCATATCCCTTCTCAATGATAGGATTTATGAAAGTATCTTTGAGATGGCGTAGAGTAACATAGTTGATATACTTGCGCCTATCAACGATATCTCCGAGATGTATGATCGTGTCAATCCCGTTTTCTTCCAGATAGGGAAAGAAAATATTATCGTAAAACTTACCCATGTAATTAAGAAAATGATGAGCATCGTTTCTTACTCCCCAATGCGTATCAGTAACCAGTGCTATCTTCATCTTTGTCCTCAGTAATAAACTTATCAAGTGTCGGTCGTGTTGTCTTCTTCTTGCGGCGTTTATTTGCCTCAAAGTTCTCAATAAAGTCACCCATATATTCTTGTGACCATTCATTATGCTTTACGCCATCATTATAGTGTGACATGATATCACTTTCTTGGACATCAGAAGTTCCACCAAAAATATTAGCATTTTCAGTTGCTTTATATTTTGTATAGAGATATCGTTTTTCTTTTTGAATCCTTCTAAGAAATGCGTAGTAAATAATCTGTGTGAAATACGCAAACGGATTCTTAGATTTTTCTGGATTGAAGTTGTCGATATATTGCAGACAGTTTTCAATACCATCTGAAATCATCTCTTCTCTAAACGTATAGTTTATAAAATTTGGTTTGTATGACAAATGTGTGGCAATTTTCATAATGCAATCACCAATATAGAATGGCACCACTGGTCGTGTTTTGCCTTCTTTCTCTGCCGCAATGACTGATTCTCTAAATGTAATCATCTCGGCCAAAAATTTCTTGTTGTCAACATAATTATGCTTTTGTCTTTTTGGTTTGTCCATAATTAATCCTTAATGAAAGACGGTGTTCGCAGATAGTCCAGCGACCGCCGCATACAATTTTTTCTTTTGCTGATTAGTCATATTCTTAATATCATTCTCAAGATTATCTTTATCTTTATCAACCTTAACTTTTGCGTTGTCTATCGGCTTTATACCTCTTGCATGTTTAAGAGCCTTCAAATAAAATTTCTCTAAATCTTCGGTCATATCACTTATCATTATAACATGATCCTGCCAAATGTCAACCCTTAATTCATCATCAGGCAAAGGAATCCAGTAAGTTGTCATCATGGACGGAACACCACCATGATTTACAATTTCAAGTTTAAGGGGGTCTTCAATTAGAAACCCGCTTTCTGTCCTCTCAATTATCGAACAGATTAGAGTTTCTCCGTTTACTAATTTTATCAGACTTAACATCGTTGATCCTAATATTGTAAATTTTGTAGTTAAACTCTTCCTCATTATACATCTTCACACGAATAGCAAAATGCTTTAGCGTGTAGTTGTGCCAATTCTTCCAAGATAGATCATCTGCTATGTCATATAGTGTAGCAGAATCTTTATTATTGCCCTTGCGTAGTCCTCTACCAATTGACTGTAGATTTCTTATACGAGACTTACTAGGACTAGCAAAGATAATATTATGTAAGTTTCGTATGTTGATGCCAGTTGAGAAAGTGCCATAACTAGCGATGATGATAGCGCCATCTTCACCTTCTGTAATTCGTCTAACTTCTTCTCGCTCATCTGCATCAACCTTTCCATGTACAAAAAATACTTTGCGATTTTCGTCTACGCTACTATTTATGAGATCATATAAGACTTGACCGTGCTTCTCTACCATTTGATAAAGTACCAGTGTATTACCTTTTTGACTCAATGTCAAGTTTTTTATGAATTTATTTCGTGCTTCATTTGAAATGAGAAAATCAATCTCATCTTTATAATCTGCTTTTGTCATCATCTTGCGTGTGACATCTGGATATTTTAGAACAAGGCCCTTAATTTTTAAATCGGCGACAGTATCGGAATCCATTAATTCTTTAGTGGAGATAACCTTCATCACACTACCAAATAATCCCTCTAAAACCAGCTGGTGCGTCTGTGTCCCGTCCAATGTACCCGTAAAACCATAGCGATACTTACAATTTTCTAATTTGGTCATAATGCTAGTTAGTGATTGTGACTTAAATAGATGCGCTTCGTCACCTATTACAACATCAAACTGATCAAACCATTTACGAGGCATCTTATAGATTGACTGCCAGGTTGAAATAAAAATGTCTGCATCTGCATTTTTGTCTTGACCTGCCATGATTAAGTGTGTAGAATAACTATGTTGATTCTCAGAATAATCTTTGAAATCACCATTCATCTGAGATACTAATGAAGTAGTGGGTACAATTATCAGCTTACGCCCCGGTAGAAAGTCGCAAAGCATATAGATGATGAGGGATTTACCACTCGCCGTAGGCGAGAGAATCATCGCACGGCTGTGGCGTATGGCGTGTACAAAAGCACCGATCTGATAATCACGAGGTTGTATCGGGTAAGAAGAGAAAAACTCCGAGGCTTCTTTTGTAGATATATCATTCAATGCATATGCATCATCCACATCCTCAAGAATGTAATCACGCTCTTGACAGAATTGTTGCAGATGATGAAACAGACCAGCGTATATCTGTCTGGTGTTCACATTGAACAATCGTATCTTACCATCCCAATACTTGTTTCGATAAGCGGGCATAAATTTAGCGCCAGGGACTTCAAAAGTGAAATAGTCACTTATTTCTTGTGCAGTGCCTGAATCTGATCCCAACTTAATGAATGCTTCGTTGAGTTTGTGTACATAGATTGTTTCACGGGTTTCTTCTGCACCGGTGCTGGGGGTGTAGGGGTCTTTTGTTTGGGCCATAAATATCCATAATCTTGTTTGAAGCGAAATATGCGCTTCTTAATTGATCTCACTCTTTCTTCAAGATAATCATCCGGTGATAAATCTGTTCCATTCGATTGCATTTTTGATCTGAAAGCCTCTATTGTTTATGCTCTTGATTATTGATTCAAGATAGTCGACCTTCTCTTGCTGTAATGTAACCTTCAGACTAATATCTGTCAGCATGTCATCACTATCAATATAAAGATCAACCTCATTCTTTAGAAGTTTCTTATAAAATTGATCCCGACCTAGTTCTTCTAGTTCGCTTTGATCTAGTTCACCCAAATAATATTCTAGTAATACTCTTCGCTTCTTTTTCAGTTCAGCTTTTTGTTGAAAGAGCCGAACTCGTTCTGCGAGAAATATCTTCAAGTATTTATTGTGTAATGTGGGTATCTTTGTGGACTCATTGCCCAATTCTGTTTCATCAAGTTTGCAGTCTTTGTCCCACTGCTCCATAATATCTTCAACTTTCATTAAACGACTTCCATATTTTGTGTAATACATAAAACCATACAGAATTGATTGCTGGTTCAACTATTGCAACTGCACCTGCTTCCCATAAACTTGCTCCTGTCATTATACTTACGACAGTCATAGCAATTATAATATGACCAACAAAGAAAATAATTGCAAGCCCAAGTGTACTTGTTCCTATTGAATTTTTAAATGCATTCAGAATTCCAACAGAAAATTCATTTTTTATCATTTTTCATTCTCAATTCAAATATTTTAATTAGATAATTACAGTATTGGGGATAGTTGATATACTTATTTATCTGTTCTACCAGATACTTCTTTGTCATAATTTTTTCGCAATGTCCTTAATTTTTTCTGTGGCATATCTCGTATAGAGACATGGAATAAATGCATGAACAACAACTCTCCAGCAGATGCCCCATGACATCCATGCAAAGCCTATAGCCCGCTTGAAATGTTGCCAGCGTGATAGACCTTCGTAGTCCATATGATCTTTGCACATTTTACTAAACATTATAGCACCTTATGCGATAGTTGATAATTCGTATTTTCTATAGGCAAATGATACTTGCCCTTGCAGATATTCGATGTCCGTACCCGTTGTGTTAAATTCTAATGCGGCCAAATTAATTGGATAAGCATCAATGAATTTAACTTCAACATTAGGCTTGTACTGGGCTGTAGTAATAATTAGGCTTGCATCTGAATATTGCCTGTCTGTGCTTACAGCATTTGCTTTTAGTGTATTCTGTACGCTCTGTCTCTGTTGAAAATTATCTGGGTATCCCAGAGATACTAACCAATCGTAGATTTCACGAAAATTCTTTAGGTCTTCATCAATTTGAAAATTTAGATCAAGTTGTCCAAATGTGAGTTTGTCACCAGGAATAGGCAAGCGAATAAATGTATTATCTTGTTCTAGCTGACCCATACTAATATCTGGAATATTAGCAGATGTACAAAAATAGTTCACATGTGGAATTTTTTGAATCTGAAATCTAAAACCAGTTGGCGATAGAAAACTTAAATTGTTTGGTTGTGTACCTTGTAGAGCCATAGCAATATCTCCTTGCGTATATTTATACGCACAAAAAAAGGGAGGGCAAAAGCCCTCCCAAGTTCAGGTTGGTTGACCCAACTCTTATATTACATAAGGTTGGTAACCTTTGCGATACGGTAGTAGATGTTGCCATCGCCAGAACCAAGACGGGCAGCAATGCCGTTACCATCGTTAGTAGCGAATGGATTAGCAACAATACCATAGCGGGTCTTAAAGCCGATCTTCGGCTGGAAGGTGTTCTCACCAACTGCACGAACCATCTGTAGTGGAACGTATGGGCAGTAGAACAAACCAGCGTCAAATGAACTTGAGCCTTTGTAACCAATTGTGTAGTAGTTATTAGTTGCATCGGCAAAGTATGGGTCGATGTACACACGAATGCGGCCGTTAAGTACGCCAGCAAATGTGTTACCTGCATCATCAACCTGAAGGTTGTTTGAAAGTGCAGGTGTGTAATCTAGAACGCCAGCCATCTGAAGTGCAGAAGCAACATCAGAAGAACAGATCATTACGTTACCCTTACCACGGCGAGTTGCCTTGGCTAGTTCGTTAGCATCACGCTCGATTTGGAACATAAGACCCTTGAACTTCTCAACTGACCAACGACCGTTTGAGTCGGTGTCAAGATCGAAAGTACCAGAAGTCGTTACGTTCTTTGTAGCACCAGCAACAGCAGAGTAGTTGATTGTACGAACTACTTCACGGTTGATTTCAGCTAGGATCTCAGCAGAAAGAATGTTTGACAATTCTGTTTCTGCGTCAAGACCGTGAATTGCTTTAAGGTCTTGAGCAAGTTCCATTGTGTACTCAGCCTTTAGCGCACGGCTAACAGCAGTAACAGCAACTTTTTCAACTGAGAATGCCATCTCGTTGAAAGCGTTAGTGCTTGAGTCGCCAAGTGCTTCACCAAGTGCAGTTGACATACCAGTGTGTACAGTATAACCAGAACCAGATGCACGGTCAGCTGGGTCAGTACCGGCTTGGGTTGAACCCAAAGCACCGTTAGCGACACCAAACTGATGAGCAGTGTTACCGGAAGCAAGAGCAGAGAAAGAAGTGTTTGCTTCGTTAAACATTGCTTCTGCGCCAGTTTGTGATGTAAAGCGTGAACGCATTGCAAAGATAAGTCCTGTTGGACCAGTCATTGGCTGAACGCCAGCGATATCATATGCAATTAGGTTCGGCATTGAACGGCGAACGAGTGAGATAAGAACTGGATCGTAAATATCAACATTTCCAGCACTTGCTACAGATGAAGATGCTCCCATTGCGTTAGCAGGAGCGGCCTCACCGAGAAGTGTTGGAGCGTTGTAACCACCAGAACCTTGCATCTGCTCACGGGCAGACATTTCTTGGTTTTCTAGAAGTGTTGCAGTAACGGCTCTCTTATGGGCATCCTTGATTGGCTCAAGGTCGGTATGCTCAAGAACTGGCTGCCACTTCTTTTGAAGTTCATCAGATTGATACATTTTAGTTTCTCCTTTAGTAAACTATCAGCCTTTA